TGGATGACGCTTTGCTCATATGGGTTCATGTACTTCTGAACCATGCCTAAGTTGTACTCAGGGAATGGCGCAAACTGTCGTGGCGCTAGTCCAGCAGCCGTTGCTCTTGCTTCTGCAAGGTTTTGCAAGTAAGCAGCCTTGACTTCTGGGTCAATGGATGTTGTTGTTGTAGATGATGTTGGTGTGCTACCAGTCAATGCCTTGGCTGCGGTGAGTCCTAGTCCTGCTGCTGATAATGGGTTTTGTTTTGCCCAGTCTATTGCACCACTAAGTAAATTTGTTCCACCACCAGAACCAGCAAGTCCTGCTAATTGCGAGGCTTCAATTGATCCAGCAGCGGCAGCAGCAGCTTGTGCTGGAGTTAACGCTTGCGAAGCAAGATATGCGTTATCCGCAGCTACTGCTGCATTTGCACCAGACAATACAGAACCTTCAGCACCTACTGGTAAGCCTTGGCTTGCTGCATAAATAGCTGCTGCAATTTTTGCCTCTTTCGGTATGGCGTCATCAAGACCAGTTAATGCTTTATCAACGCCACTAATAACGCTTTGGCCTAAATCGCCAACGCCACTCACTACATCACTTACGACACCACCCATAACATCTCCCTTGTCACACCACGTTGGTGTAAATAAAAGCCTTCGATCCGTCTAATAGTTTTATTTGACATTTCTCAGACCAGCCAAATGACTTGGCAAATCGTGCAAGTTTGATGTCATCTTCGCGTATCAGCGCGTAGATAGGCTTCCCAATCAAATCCTCAATAAGAGCAAAATCCCTCTGACATGACCTCTTGACTCCACCAGACCACCGATGTATGTCAATGTGAAACCAAAGAAGTCCCTCAAAAAACTCTAAGTAAAAGATGTAATCCTTTCGGATACATACAGTTACTTTTCCCGCCTTCAGTTCATTCAATTCTAAGTCATCGCTTACAAATTTTTGTTCATAAAATCCCTTTGAGTTTCCTCTTTGGGATTTCCTCGTTATTTATCATGTCAAGCAGTCCCCTGCCATACTTCTGGACGGCTGATTTCTTGATGACATATTCGCCTAGTTGCGTCTTGCGGTATGCGTCGTCTGGTCCTGCTGGATTCTTGCCAAAGGTGTTTTGTCTTGTAACCATGCCCTGTATGTACTCAGGCATTCCAATTAAGCCACCAATGTAGTCGCCACTACTGCCATCGCCACCACCCCCAGAGCCACCGTCACCACTAGATGAGCCAGACGATCCGCTATCACCGCCAGCACTACCAGTACCATCACTACCGACAGAATCTCCTCCAGTAGACCCGCTATCGCTAGATGACGAAGAAACACCACCTTCGCCACCTACATCGCTACCCATGCCATTAGAACTAGCGCCAGCAGGACCATCGACTCCTGCTGCTGTACTTAATCCCATAGCCGTAGCTATATCGCTTGCTATATCCATTCCATTTGTTGCGTTAACTGAATTGACGCTAGTTGAAGATATTGCATCCATCATTGCGGATGCAATTGCTGATGCCATAGGGGAAATAGCAGTCATATTAGATATTGCGTAACCAATATCTCCTATTGCAGAGCCAGTTGGAGAACCTATTGATGGAGATACAGATGACGAAGTTGAATCACCACCATAACCTAATAATCCTTCATTGCTACCAACATAGAAACTTTGAGGACCATTGAATTCATAATTTCCATAAGAAGGGCTAAGTAAACCATTGATATCATGTATATTTTGCGTGAAATAACTAGGATATTGCATCTTTATTACCTCTTGCCCATTGGTACAACATCAAATCTATTTATACCTACACGCCAGTCTTCTAATACATTGCCCGTATAACGCACTTTGACCTGTCTTGCTGCAAATCTTACATCTGTTGGTTGTGATGCCGTATACGGTCCATAAGTCGTTTCAGTCAAAGTCGGATACATCCGAGTCTTGAATGACACCACGACTTCACCCAAAGTCTGCTCATCTGGTATGACTCGACGCACCGACATAATGTTTTCACCAGCACCAATCTCATAAGGACCAGACTCAGCGAATGGCGTAGAACCGTCATATCCATAGCCTACTTCATGCTCATAGATGTAACCATCTGACGAAATCATCAAAGGATTGGTAAATACGCCTCTGTCAGTTCCAGCAGTCCTCGCCAAAGAACCAATCGCCCAATGGTTCTCGCGGTAGTTATAGACGACATAGGAGTCGTTTTCATTGCTGGCGCTAGATGGGTAAAACCAGATGATCTCGCCATACTTACTGTTGTGGACAGCATAGATTTTTGAACATTGGTTGTAGTTGATGTTTTGGAAGATATAGTCGCCAACATCTGACACCAAAGGCTTGACATAACCGTCGTACACCCAGAATCCTGACTTAGACATCCAAATGGCTGCCGTGTCAATGGCTGCGACTGCCTGAGAGCTGATCACGCCACAACCTGATCCAGCCTTCTCAAACGAATAAACATAGGGCAGACCGATGTAAGTCGCCACATGGATATCCACATCGGTAAAGAGCAAATTGATGCCTCTGACGCGCTTACCGCACTTGAGAGAGCCTACCGAGTTAATCTCAAAATCACCAGCCTGATTGGTAGTCGATGGCGTCCAGACGGTATTGTTTTCTTGGTCACACCACGCTACTTTGCGGGGATTTCCTGACGCGCCAAGAGCAAAGACAAAACGCTCTGCCGTAGTCATCACGGCAGCGCAGGAAGTCGGAGCATTGGTAATTGCCACAGCCTTTGTTGGCGTAGAAAAGCCTAGTTGCCATTCAAGTAATTTACCGTCAGCAGATGAACACGCCACCAAATACTCGCCCCAAGAGTCCATCGTCCAAGTGGTTGCTGGAATTACCCCACCCAAGTCTGGACGCGCTACACCATAAGAATATGATCCATAAGTACCGTATCCATAGCCAGTCTTTAGTGTTGCGTCTGTAATTCCAGTCGTAAAAGTCGTAGGGGTAATGTCCTTCAAAACCCCATCTTCATTCATTACATAAAGTTTTGATGGCGTCCCAGCAGCGATCCAACGCGACCCAGAGTTATCACGCCAAGCCAATAAACCTCTGGCAACGCCAGTCATTTGACTGCTTGATCTCTTGCGCCACCCACCCCAAGGTCTTAATGTGTTCTCAAACCAACGCACAAGGTTGGAGTCGTACCACCGACCCATAGACTGATATTCAGTTCCATTGCGGTATACGCCAGCAGGGATTTTGAGAGGTACGAGTGCCATAGGGTCTAATTATGCTGAAAGATTGGACACAAAGGTCATTGTCGCAACGATTGAAGCCGTGGACGGTCTAGTTGGTGATGTTCCTGCTGCATAGGCTTGGATGGTCACAGCCGTATTCGTAGTAGACCACCAAATCTCCACAAAGTCGTTTGCATTGAGAGTGACAAAATAGTTCCAGCCAACAATGATATGACCGTCAATTCCACCATGAGAGTTTGGAACACTAACAAATCCAGTCGACCCATCTATATCTATACCAGCTCCAGAAGCGTCTTTACGCAACCAAATGCTTACATCATGCAGTTGCGTATCGGTGTTTTGCATTTGCACGCTAAATTGCAAGTTATAGATACCAGCCTGTGCGACAGTCAGTCTCGATGCCTTACCGCCACTTGTCACGACAGACACGCCATTGGAGAAGTCTGTCGTGTTAAATGTCATCACCGTGGCGGTGTTAGCCGTAGCCGTCTGGTCTGTGGAGTCTTGAAACGCGCCATAGGGAGCATTTAAGAACCTCGCACCACGCGGTGACGCAATGTTTTGCAAGAAGTTACTTACCTTGGTGAAGTAAGTTCTCAGAGATGCATTTGTCTGGGCAACAGTCAGGCGCTCATACTTGTCTTGCGGGTTAGGCAAGTCTGGTATGGCTGGCGTCTGAAGCTGTTGGTAGAGATTCGTCATACAGCCTTGTTGTATTCCTCTTGCGTCAACAAACCTATGGCGTATTTGTTCTGAGGTCTAAAGATGGTCAACTTCTGACCACGCATCTCAGGCGCAAAACTTATATGTGTCCAACTTGCGAATTCGTGGATCATCTGGTCAAACTTGATGCCTGCTGCCTCGATAGCCTTACAGACCGCCAAGGGATTGCCAAAGTCCTTGCAAGTAAAGTCAATAGCCCAGCCGTCCATGTGAGAGGAAATCTTAGACCCGCCAACAGCCACATTAACTTCTGGCAGACGCAACCAAGAATTGACATGGATGGACTTACCCAACAACTTCCTTATCTCCTCCATGCCAGCAGCAGCCTTCTTCATGTTCTCTAATTGTTGCGGGGAAGGCTGATTGCTGATACCCATTCTTATGGCGGTGTCAGAGTGCGTTGCCTCCTCAAGACTGAAATGCTCACTTAGTTGCATCGTCTTCCCCCACAATTGCCTGCGCCACGGCAGCAGTTGCCTTGCGTCCAGATATACCACCCAAAGTTCCAACGCCCATAAAGGCAATGGCTTTCAATATCTCTAAGAACACGCCATCAATGGGTGCGAGTTCTGGGTCTTGCTTCTCAAAGCCTATCAACCACAACACGCCAAAGGCAATGACCATGACCATGATGGTGATAGATCGCACTACAAATGCCCAGACATGGACTTCTACCTCTTCAACGGTTGGCTTTTCCTTTGGTTTATTTAGCCACGCCAAGATAAATTCTTTCATTTTGCACCTTTCATCAGTTCTTCAGTTTTAGCCTTACTACCAGCAGATGAACCCCTGTGGAAGTTCACAACCGTACCCGTCAAAGTCCAGAGTGATCCAAGTGCGGTGAATGCCATTGACTTGTTTTGCTCTGGCACGCCAATGATAAAAACCACAAATGTCATGGTCAATGCACCAGCAATGATGGCCACATCAATGACATAAGCAATATTCTTGGCGAGCCATGATGCGGTTGCAGAGTTCTGAATCTCTGAATTCATCTTTCTAGCGTCAGCAGTATTGGCGGCATCAATCTTTGCCATCTCCAACTCTAGTTCTGCTAACTTCTCTGCCGCCTTTGGATCGCCAGCAATAGCCTTCGCAACAGCATCAACGGAATCAGAAACGCCAAACTTACTAGCCAAAGCGGTAACAGCAGCCCCACCCAAAGGGCCAGCGACAGCAGTTGCCAGCGAGGGTGCGACACCTTTGAGAAGACCGAGTAACTCATTCATTTTGACCCCTTCAATTCTTCCTTGAGCTTGCGTAACTCTTTGATCTCTTTCTTTAGTTGCGCCTTCATGTAGAGTGTCTCAATGTAGGCAATGCTGGTTGCTGCAACGATGATGCACAACGCCACCGCACTTAGAACCCACCCGATAAGACGCGCAGTTGCCACATCAACCACCCAAAGATCAAAGATATAAACACCACTCCAATTGCTCCTGCCGTTATCTCAATGCAACGTATCTCTTCGCGTTCTTGCTTCCATCTCGCCAATCTCGCTCTGCGAATCATCTCAGACCTAGCCCATTCCTGCTCTTGCTCAATCTTTTGATACATCTTCAAGAATCGGCTATACAAATCCTTCAACTCTGCTGGCGCATAGACCATCGCCTCTCTAACTTGCTCAAATAACTTCTCCATCTGCAATTCAATTAAGGCACGCTCAATTGCCTTCTTGCTGGTGTTTTGCGTTGGATCGTATTTGGTCTTGCTCTCCTCTTCTAATTCTGCGTAGTGCTGGTTGATTGCTTGCTGCGCGTCAAATAGGACACCAAGTTTTTCGCCAATGTCCTTAATGAGATTAAGTTCCATCTCTTCGTAGGACTGTTGCTTGGCGGTTGGCTTTGCCTTCTTTTGCGCCACAGGCTTTGGCGCATCTGTCTGAGACTTTGTTTTAAATAGTCCAATGAACCAATCAAAGATGCCTTTGATAGCCTTAACGTCAGAGATGACGCCTTCAACAGTTTTCTTAGCTCCTTCCAGCTCCATGCGACCTTCGTGAAGCATTGCACAGCCTTGCTTGATAAAGCCGACTGCGCTTTGCGCCATAAGGAGAAGGGAGAAAGGGTCAATCTTTCACCTCTTTATAAATCTGGTATATCTTGTGACCGATCATCAAGATGGTGTAAATCAGCGTAGCCCACAGCACCAGTTCGCTTACCTGATAGCCTGCAACGGTTGCAAGCGATACGGTGACTGGCGGTGCTACCTTGGCGACGATTGCGGTTGCGCCTTCGGTTGTGTGTTCTGTGGTCATGTCGTACCTTCATCCGCTGGCAAAGGCTCGTTGCCCTCTTCCAGCCACTTTAAATAGGCTTGGTAGTCTGTGTTAGCAGGATCAAATGGGATAAATGCGTTGTCTGCAAGTCTAATAACCCCACTAACTTGGCTTGTTAAAGAATCATTTCTTAATTTATACATTTACAACTCCGCAGAAATAGATAAATATGCGCCAGAATTTAAGTTATAGGCAAAACATATACCTGAACCACTAGCATCCCATTCAACCCTTGATGCATCTACGCCACTAGAAGCAACATATAAATTTGCCGCATTTGAGTAACTCCAAGTTCCATTTACAGTAACAGTAGGAGATGCTCTTTTATTTACTTTGTAATAAAAAGTTGAGCGTTGATTGCCAGAGGTAGCACCACCAGCATATGTTTGAAAGAGAACACTATTTGAAGTTTGTCCAACAATCTCATAATACCTCTGACACAAAGCCAACTCAGTACCATAAGGTCTGTAATCAAACGATGTTGCGGTACTGCCTACCTCTAATTGCACACCAGTCAGATAGAAAGTTGCTCCATTTGTGCCTACTACGCTTGTTGCGCTTGTGGCTGAGAAATAATCACCTGCGCTCCAAGCATTAGCAGTTCCACTATAAGAAGACCCCACTCCCAAACCAAAACTTAACCAAAGACCTGTTCCATTAGTAGAACCAACCCAAGTTCCGCTTGTATCACCAGCAATCGTTACTGTCTTGTATTCAAAAGTGTTTGCGCTACTTATGCTATAAGTGAATGGATAAGCACGATTTCTCGCACTATTTTTAATTGCACCACCAAAAGTTCCAGTCAGGCTCGAACGAACCCAAAATGACACGGTAATTGTTTTGGCGTTAGCAGTTCCAAACATTAAATCTGAGGAGTTAAACCCTTCAATTTTTTGTTCTATATTAAAAATGTTTGATGCGCTGTTAGCGGTTGCGGCAAGAGAAGTCACCAACAAAGAAGTTGAAAATCCAGTTGGTGCGGTTGAAGATTGTTGAACGCTAAATTTACTTGTGGCGGCCCCACCATCAAAAGAATTTCCAGCCCAACGGTCTAAGTTGTAAGCCC